TAAGGCCCGTGCCTTTGCACCGGGCAACAATGAAATGCTAAGCGGTTGGACAAAAGCCAATACATCCACGCCTGCTAGATTTCACAGATTCTTTCCTAAATATGATCAAAGCGAAACTCGCGCAGGCATTGTTTACCGCCAAGGTGCTAACAATAAGGGCGAAGTGGCAGGCGCTAAATTTACAAGGCGCTGGCAGGTTGCATATTTTATTGCTAACAACTCGCCTGGTGGAGCAATCTTTGAAACCTCAGGCCGTGTAAACCCAAACGGCAGGGCCTCATCACATATTGTTGCAAGCCGTCATAAATTAGAAAAAGATAAAAAATACAGCGTATCTAGTGGCACACGCCGCGATATGAACAGCCTCAACCCAAATGCAGGCAAACAATTCTTAGAACCGCTAGGCCCGTTATACGGTAGCCGCGGCAGCATTGATCCCCGTTTTGGTAACACTGACCAACGTGGCCGCCTCATTTACCGGGCGTGGGCTGAAGATCAGGGCCGTGCAGCACATGCGGTAAACCTGGCAATCAACGTAGCCGTGGCACAGTTCAATGCCACACACACTGCCAGCAACTACGGATTGGCTGCCTAATGCCAAATTTAGTAGTTAGTGCGGTAGCCAAGTGGAACGGTACAGCTCTTAAAAAGGGTGAACGCCAATTAACCCAATTTCAGAAAACCACCAACCTTTTGGCCAAGTCATTTGCGGCGGCCTTTGCTACACGCAAAATTGTCCAATTTGGTAAGGCCAGCGTTCAGGCTTTTATGGCCGATGAAAAGGCAGCCAAGTCACTATCGCTAGCCTTGCAAAACACAGGCAATGGCTTTGCCACCATAGCCACTGAAGGTTTTATATCTCGCATGCAGGACACCTACAAAGTCCTTGATGACGAATTAAGGCCAGCGTTTCAAACTTTGCTGACAGCCACCGGATCAATTACCAAAGCGCAAGAAGGTTTACAACTTGCCCTAGACGTGTCGGCTGGAACTACTAACGATTTGGCTACAGTTTCAAAGGCTTTGGCCCGTGGATATGCAGGACAAACTACAGGGTTGAGTCGGCTTAACGCAGGTTTAGACAAAGCCATATTAAAAACGGGCGATATGGAAGAAATTACTGCCCGACTTAATAGCAGATTTGGCGGCCAAGCAATAGGTGTTTTGAATACTTACGCAGGCCAAATGTCTGCCCTTAGCGTAGCGGCTGCTAATGCTCAGGAGATTATTGGTAAAGGTTTGCTTGATTCTCTAAATGCAATTGGGGGCGGTAATACACAAAGCGGAATAGAAAAAACTACCGGGTTGATGGAAAAACTTGCTACTTTGGGTGCAAAATTTAGTCTTAATTTTAGTACTGGCATTGGCCAAGGCCTTGCATTACTACGCGGTGATCTTGCAACGTTTAAAGCACTTGGACTAGAGGCACAAAAAACACCAGCGCAAAAAGCCCCGTACAGCAGCACATCTATGTACTTCACAGCCGAAACAGCCGAGCGCGCTAAACTTATTGCAACAATTAAAAAAGGCAATGCGGTAGAAAAAGAAAAAAACAAATTGACGGCAGCAGAATTAGCCGACAAGAAAAAGCAAGCCGAATTAGATGCGCTTAAAAAGAAATTTGACGTTGAACGCATTAACCTTGAAACAGCCCTAGCCAATTCCAAAGATGAAGCCGAAAAAGCACGTATTCGCAGCCTGCTTACAATTATGGATGACGATGCCAAGTCGGCAGCAGCGCGTATGGCAGAGCTAGACAAAGCCAACATGTCTCGGTTAAACAGCGAATATGTAGCGGCAATTTCATTAGGCAATTTAGCCGAGGCAGCAAAACTTGCTGCAATGGGTGTAAAAGAAATTAGACTTGCTGGCATACCGCTTAGCCAATATGAGACATATAAAGATGCCCCTATATTTCAAAAGGCTATTGAAATTGAATCACAATCAGTGGCAAATAACGCCGCTGCGGCTGCTGCCGAGGCTGAGGCCGCCGCTGCCGCTGCATTGGCTATTGGCAACAATTCAGAGGCAATTTTGGCAGAGTATTTGGCAACCGTTAGCCGTTTGAGCCCACAAATACCAGGCGTAAATAACGGCGCAGTAAACAACATAACCATTAATACCCCGGTAGGCAGTGAGGAAGCGCTCACTGAAGCAGTGCAAAAAGCAGTACAACAACTTAACCGTTATGGATATAGCCAAACTTATGCAGGGGCACTACCAACACCATGACAGTTCCTACGCTTAACGCTTTTATTAATTTTGGAACGGGCCCAAGTTTTGCTCAGGCCATGATTATTGGGTCAGGCATTATTGGTACAAACGTATTGGCAGATAACGCTGCATTAGTAGTAGATGTGTCAAACCAAATAGATGGACTAACCACACGCCGTGGCCGTAACGCTGAGGCTGACCAATTCCAAACTGGTACTTGCACATTGCGGCTTGTTGATCAAAACGGAGACTTTAACAGCCAAAATCCATCCTCACCTTATTTTGGCCTGCTTGACCCAATGCGTAAATTACAAATTACGGCTACTTTTCAAGGCGTGACTTATCCTATTTTTAGCGGTTTTATTACTGGCTACCAAACTATTACACCACAGGAATCAAACGATAACGTTACCTACACAACCATTACAGCCGTTGATGCGTTTAGGTTGGCGCAAAATGCACAAGTCACAACCGTGGCTGGCACTAGCGCTGGACAGTTAAGCGGGGCAAGAATAAATAACCTGTTGGATAGCATTTCCTGGCCAGCCAGTATGCGCGACATAGATGCCGGGCAAACAACTATGCAGGCAGACCCCGGCACAGCTCGTACAGCCTTGGCCGCCTGCCAAACCGTAAGCACCAGTGAGTATGGTGCATTTTATGTAGATGCCACAGGCTCGTTTGTTTTCCAGGATCGTGAAGTAACGGCAGGCAGTATTGGTGGCACGCCCACAGTGTTTACAGATAACGCCTCACCTGGCCTGCGGTACTTTGATGCCCAATGGGTACTAAATGACGTGCTTATTTACAACCAGGCCAATATCACCCGGTCAGGTGGCACGGTACAACAGGCCACCAATTCTGCCAGCGTAACCAAGTACTTTTTACATAGTTACACCCAAAGCGATTTACTAATGCAAACTGATGCCGTGGCTTTGGACTATGCCAGGGCTTACGTGGCTAGCCGTGCTGAAACCAGCGTGCGGTGTGATTCCATGGTGCTAGACCTTTACACAGCAGACTATGACACAGGCATCATTGCAGCTCTTAGCCTTGATTTTTTTGACCCAATAACCATTACAACTACACAGCCAGGTTCAAGTACCCTAACAAAAACCTTGCAGATTTTTGGCGTGGCTATGACTATAAACCCGAATAAATGGCGCGTACAATTTACAACGTTAGAGCCTGTTATTGATGCGTTCATTATCGGATCAACCCAATACGGCGTATTAGGCACTAATACGTTAAGTTACTAAAGGAGCTATAAATGCCAATTTCAGGCTTTCCAACCGTTACAGGTGAGGTGCTGACTTCATCCACAATGAATAGCCTTGTGCAATTTGACGTGGTAACACAGACAGCCGACTATACAGCAACCACAAATGACAATTATCAAGAATTATTTTTAATGAATAAGGCAACGGCCATAGCATTTAAAATACCTACTAATGCCACAACAGCGTTTCCTATTGGGACTGTGCTTACAGTTTTATCAATCGGCGTGGGCGTTACAACAATTTCTGCGGTAACACCGGGTACAACTACAGTGTTAAGCGCCGGGGCGGTTGCGGCTGCCCCTACTGTTGCTCAATACAAGTCAGCAGCCTGTATCAAGACTGGCACAGATACTTGGTACGTCGTGGGTGCAATAGCCTAATGTTAAACAATATCGCCGCCATATTGGGCGGAGCGCTGCCCGAAGTAGGCGATTACGAGTCTATTTCAACCGTAACCGTTGGGGTAGGTGGTCAGTCCTCAATCACTTTTAGCAGCATTCCTGGAACTTACAAGCATCTGCAAATTAGGGCTTTGAATTTAACAAACAACGCGGCGAGCGTTTCAACAGTATATTTTAATGGCGATACTACAAACACAAATTATAAAAATCATTTATTGTTTGGATTTGGCGCAACTGCAAACGCTGGCGCTAATTCAGTTCCTTATGCACCAGTAATTCAAGGCGGAACACTATCTGCCCCAGGGGCAATGATCCTAGATATTTTAGATTATGCAAATACTAACAAGAATAAAACAACAAGAGATTTAGTCGGTTATGATGCTAACGGCTCAGGTGGAATTGCCTTAAACTCAAATCTTTGGCTAAACACCGCAGCAATTACTTCCATCACTTTCAACGCCAATACAACATTTCAGCAGTACTCATCCTTCGCTCTGTATGGGATTAAATAATGCCTAAAACTTATGAACCGATAGCGACTTATACAGTAACTAGCGCTCAGGCTTCTTACACTTTTAGCAGTATTCCTGCTACTTATACCGATCTAGTTATGGTAATTGTAGGTATTCCAAGCACTACTACTGTTGGTCAGACCATTAGAGTTAATGGCGATACGGGTTCTAATTACAGTACAACTTTAATAAATGGCAATGGAACTACTGCTGTTTCAGCAAGATACTCAAACAACACAGGTTGGGAAGGTATGAACTATACAGCCGCCCTTTCACCTATCTACAACACCATTACATCTTTTTTTAACTATGCAAACACAAATGTAAATAAAACGGCACTTACCCGTTACAACGGTGCAAATGTAGAAATATCTGCATCCGTTAATTTATGGAGAAATACCGCTGCAATTACTTCAATCACAGCGCTAATTCCATCTGGAACTTATGCTGCTGGTTCAACCTTTACCCTATACGGAATTAAGGCGGCATAATGGCTACTTATATTCAGATTGGCAGTACTGTAACTGTTGGTGCAGGCGGGGCTGCATCTATTGACTTTACTTCTATTCCTAGCACTTACACTGATTTATCTATAAAATTATCGGCAAGGGAAACAACAGTTGGCGGTGTGGGAGAAGTAGTTTATATTGCTTTTAATGGCTCAACCGCCTCTTTTAGCAATAAGTTTTTACAAGGAGATGGAACTGCTGCTGCTTCTGGATCATTAGCCAGATTTGCTGCACTTGACACAGACGCATCAGCAACAGCCAACACATTTGGAAACGCGGAAATCTATATACCAAATTATGCGGGTTCTAATAATAAATCATTTTCAGGTGAAGCAGTTAGTGAGACAAACGCAACGGGAGCACCAATGGAATTATTGGCTAATCTTTGGTCAAACACCGCAGCCATTAACCAAATTACTTTAACACCAACGGGCGGTACTTTCGTTCAATACTCAACAGCAACGCTTTACGGCATATCCAAATCATAAGGAGATAAAATGGCAGACACAAAGATCATCGTTAATTGCGAGACAGGCGAAGTTACAGAATTGGAACTTACAGCCGAGGAAGTTAAGCAACGCGAAGCAGATGCTATTGCTTATGCAGCAGACAAGGCAGCCGAGGAACAAGCGGCAGCAGACAAGGCAATTGCTAAGGCTGCATTGCTGACTAAACTTGGCATCACCGCTGATGAAGCAGCGCTATTACTTGCGTGAGCGAAACGAGCTACAACGGCTGGCCAGCCAGTAAAGACCAGGCAGCCATAGGCGTAAAACCTTACCCGGTTAAAGGCACTAACCTAAAAATCAGGTGTGCTAAAGATGCTGGTGAATTGTTAGCCGCCTTTGCTGCCGAATTTCATGCGCTAATTGAACCCATTGATGAAGGCGTGCTAGACGATTGGGCTTATGCGTACAGGATGGTACGGGGTACAACCGACAAACTAAGTTGCCACAGCTCAGGCACAGCCATTGACCTAAACGCCACCAAACACCCATTGGGTAAGGCAGGCACGTTTCCATTAGCCAAAGTGCCAATGATCCAGGCGCTTGCCAAGAAGTATGGCCTGACCTGGGGCGGGGATTACCGGGGGCGCAAAGATGAAATGCACTTTGAAATTGCCATAAGTCGTGAAAAGGCAGTGGCCTTAGCCAAGAAATTGGGGTTAGTAGATGCCTAAGTCAGCACAATTTACAGTAACAACCACAGCAGCCATTGTTGTACCAGCTCTTATAGGCGATCAAATG